TAAGATGATAATTGGTCAAAATGAAATAGTAACATCAACAACAGTTAATAGAGTATTAGGTTATCTTTGGGATAATTTCTATACACTTGTTAAATTCTTTGATCCTAACTGTATTAATTAAAAAAGACTAATAAATAATTTAAATCATGGCAACACTTATCCCTCCTAATAATATACCAGCCACAGATTGTATTGGTAATTCGTTAACGACTATTAACGGCAATTTTAATATTTTATTTGAAGATATACAAAACGTACAAACATCATTATCATTTCCCGCTTCTTTAAAAACAAACGGTTATCAAAAACTACCTAGCGGCTTAATTATGCAGTGGGGTACAGGTAATATCCCCGGCCCTACAGGTCTTGCAGTTACATTCCCCATACCGTTCCCGAATGCTTGTTTAAACGTATCTGTCACTAAGCATGTATTTAGTGGCACTACATTAACTGATCAAAATCAACCAGTAGTAGTAGGAGCACCTTCTTTAACAAAAGTTAGTTTTGATAATTCAATTGGTACAAGTGCTACCCCAATATATTGGTTTGCTATTGGTTACTAAAAAATATAAAAACTAACAGGAAAAAACGACAATTTAGAATAAATATAATTACAATATGAACAACCCTCTCTCAGATATCTATTCAAATAAAGTTCTTCTTTCCGAAAAGAAAGAAGGAGTCGCTGCCGAAAAGAACAAAATGAAAATTGTTCCAGGTAACAAGGTCGATGAAATCGAGCCCCTTGCTAAGGGCCGCGGAGCTGAAATGGATGCTAAGAAGGGCTATCTTAAGAAGGTTAAGAACAACCCAGCATTCTCCTCAACAAAGGGAATGAAAGGAAAAAGCATAGAAGAAAATATGAATACAAATAACAAATACGAAGGAGCTTTTGAAAGACTCTTTAAATCCACCCTCATTAATGAAGAAGACGAAATGAGTGACGTTGGCGCTCAACATGAAGTTGAAGATCACGCCGATGAAATGCCTACATCTAACGATGAAATGAGTGACGAACTCGGTGAACACGAAGATGAAGCAGACGATCTCGTTTCCGATATCAAGGCTGTAATCGATAGCCTTCATTCCATCCTCGATAAGCTCTCCGAGCACGAGGCTGAAGAAGGACACGATATGGAAGCTGAAGAAGGTGGAGCAGGAGAGGGAGAAGAAGAACCTTTTGAGGAAGCTACAGATCTCAAAGCATTACCTGACACAGCTGGAAAACAGTTTGTTGGACCTAAGGGCAAGATTGACGTTCATGGCGTTAAGACTGTCAAGGGCAAGGCTATGGATGGTAATGTCGAAAATGATCCAGAACCAAAAGCTTTCTCAGGTAATCGTAAAGAGCTTGAGAACACTAAGAAGTTCAATCCAAGAACTTCAAAGATCAAGATCGGCGATTTCTTCAATCAGTAAGAAGTAATACTTCCAAGATTTCAGATAGCCCCTAGCGATAGGGGCTATTTCTATTTAACAATTTAGCTTAAATACTATTATGAATCTGTTTGAAAAAGAATTTAAAGATGGTTATTTAAAATATCATCACAACCCTATCCCGCCAAATTCTCTGGACCCTAGAGTGTTTTATAATGGTGATGAAGGTGGTGACCCTAAGATGTTACCTGAAGTTAAATTACAAATTATTCAGGATATTGATTCAATTAATTCTGCTGAAAATGAATCTGTTAAGACAAGAGTTAATGATTATGTAGTTGTCGGTCCTATTTTAAAGTCAGGTAGTTCTAAATTTTGTCCAATAACAGTTATTGTTAGACTCAATACTACTAATTTAGATGATGTGCTTAAAGAGCGTATATTGAGTACAATGAATATGATTAACGATAGAAGAGCACCAGGCACTACTCATCCTATTCATTATATACCAACTATTAGAGAATTTGATTTAGAATCCTATGAAAGCGTCTATCATCCTTTTTATGAGAAATGGATCAAGAAGCCTCGTTTCTTAGGAGAAGCAAAACACGATTTAGATACATTAAACGATCCTTCTAAGTATAAAAAGAAAACATATAAGAAAGCTTATCCTTTAAAAGGTTTTAGAAAATTAGGTAAGATGTAATATGGAACAAGTTCGTTATCTTAATAAAAACGGTACCACTCAAGAGCGTCTTAACTTTAGTGGTTGGTGGTACGAACAAATTCAACACTATGGTGTTCAGGTAAATTATTACACAAACGGTTATCAGTTATCAGCTCAAAATTATCTTTACGGAGAAGATCCTACTGCTACTTACATAGAGACAGGCCCAGTTGTAATGTTAACAGACATTACTAATGACGCTATAATGTTATCAAAATTCGGTATTATGGCTGATTGTGACATGACAGCCGTTATACACTTGTCAGGTTTTTGGAAAACATTTGGCCCAGGTAGAGAACCAAAGTCAGGGGACCTTATTGAATTACAAGAATATGGTGGTTATGGTGATAGACCAGATGGAAGAGGTGCTCCAATTTATGAAGTAACCGAGCGTGATGATGAAAACTTAGCAATGAATGCTAACACTCTTATGGGTCACTATATATGGGTTATCAAGTGTCGCCGTTGGGAAGGCTCAAACGAACCTGGAGCTCCTCACGAACCTGTCAATACTCAAATCAACGATGCCGGGGAATACGGTATATTACCAGGCGGTGTCAGTACACCAGACCTTGTTCAGCCCTATCCTGATTCAGCTAATACTGAAGGCGAACAAGTATTTGATCAGGATCAAGCTAATGAACAAGGTAGTCCGTATGGCTATTACGGTTTATAAAAAGATTAAATAACTACATATGAACGTACTCCCTAGGTATACACAAGGCTCTACTAATCTCAATCATAAGATTGCTAGTTACGATGCCCTCGCTTTAAGAGTTCGTCGTCAGTTAGGTGAACCGTTAGTACAGGTAGAAATCTCTAATGAACAAATTTATGACAATATAGCTATTGCTATGGAGTACTTCACTAAGTACGCCGGTTACACAGAAGAGTATTTACTGTTTCCGTCAACAAAATACATATCAGGAGTTGGTTTAGATGTTGCTACATTGATTAATACAACCCCGGAAATGTATACAACTACAATGGGGACAGCCATGTCAGCAACAACATCTCCAGGGTTATCGGGTGGTTGGGATTTTGATTTAGAATCTTATAGAAGAGTATTAGATTGTTTTGCTTTCAATTACGGAGAAACAACAGGTATTAATACTTTGTTTACTTTAGAGCAAGCTATGGCTCAACAAATTTACTCTTCATATATGATTGGTAACTTTGGTTTTGATCTTCAGTCCTGGGAAGTATTAAAAGACTTCATTAAAGTTCGTGATAAAGTATTAGCACAAGTTCCTCACTTCCGTTTTGATCCAAAGACTCAAATTCTTAGAATTATACCTGAACCTATTCCTGCTAACCAGTATCTAGGTATTGTAGGTTGTTACTTGGAAAGACCGATTAAAGATCTTATCAACGAACGTTGGATCTTTAGATATGTTTTAGCTCTATCGAAACTAAGTGTTGCTAACGTTAGAGGTAAATTCTCTGGTACTGGTCTTTTCGCTGGAGGTTCAGTTAATGCTGGTGACTTTATGCAACAAGGTATTGAGGAAAGAAATAGACTTGAAGAAGAATTAAAGAAAGAAAACGAAGACGTAATGCCACCGATGTGGTTTATTGGATAATTATTTTTATGAACTTTGAATTAATTGTTGAACAAATATTAGAAGAAGGTGGCCCTAGTCTTTCTATTAAGAGAGGTGAAAAGCTTCCTGTAAGTCGTGGAGGTGGTTTAACAGCTAAGGGAAGAGCGAAGTACAATCGTGCTACTGGCTCTCATCTTAAGGCTCCAGTAACTGGTAAAGTAAAGAAAGGTTCAAAAGCTTCTAAACGTAGGAAGAGCTTTTGTGCTAGAAGTAAAGCTTGGATACCTGCAGGAGGTTGCGCTGGTAAAGACACTAGAGGATGTGCTGCAAGAAGACGTTGGAAGTGTTAAGTGAACAGAAGACGTACAGTTAGGTTTAAACAGGGTCTCTTTAAGCCTAGTAACCCGGACAAGTATAAAGGCACCCATCCCATCATATACAGATCTTCATACGAATTACGTTTTATGAGATGGGCTGATCATAACCCTGCTATTACTTCTTGGGGATCAGAATCTATAGTTATACCTTATCAGAATCCTTTAACAGGAAGAGTATCTCGATACTTTGTCGATAATAATATTACTATAAAAGCTAAAGATGGTACAACTAAAAAATACCTAATAGAAATTAAACCATCTATTCAAACTTTACCTCCCAAGGCAACAAGAAATACAAAATCCTTAATGCGTAAACAAGCCGAGTATATAAAGAATAGAGCTAAGTGGGAAGCAGCTAGTCAGTGGGCTAAGAAAAAGAATTATGAGTTTACAATTATTACCGAGAAGCACTTAGGTTTATAAATGATTATTAGAGTTATGATAACCTTGACCAATAATAATGTTATCAGGTAAAGGTTCTTCTTTCTTTTTAGGTTCTTTAACTTCTTTTAGCATACTACCTGTTAAAGCTATATTAAGTGCTAATACTAAACTAACTGACAATGGATCAAAGACTGATACAAGAATTAAAATAAACCATTTAACAACAGTATCTAAAGGTGCATTAAAAGATTTAGCAACAAACTTAAATGTGCCAATATCATTTGCTTTACTAGTATCAGTTTTAAGAGATATAATTTCATTATCTTTTTCAAACTTTGTTGTTTGTAACGATTGAAGTCTACCAGTTAAGTTAGTAATTTCGTCACTTGACTTCTTAATGTCATCGTAAATAGGTTTAGCAGCCCTTGAGGATAAATCTGGTAATCTTTTTTCTTGAGATTTTCGAGCTGCATTCAGCGTATCGATACGACTCTGAATACTAACAATTTCTTCATTAACAGATTGCTTTTGATTTTCTATTAATGCTATTTTATTATCATCTAAAGAATTTTTAGAAGCATTCTTTTGATAAGCTGAAGATAGATAACCAAAAATACCAGCTGAAGTAATAACCATTAATATACCTACAGCTATAAGAAGATAGGTTATAAGAAAGATATTTGTCTTATTCCAATAACGATAAAGGAATGATGTTGCAATAAGTTTAGCAAATTCTAACGCCCCAGCCATAATCATAACTTGGTAGTAACACCCTGAAAACAAAGATGCTATACCTAATACTGAAAAAAAAGCAGCACTACCGGCAACCAATAATGATGAAAGACTTAACAATATAATAAACATGATTACAGTATTTATTGATTTTAACCGAGAAAACGGGACAGGCCGGTATAAATAATTGTAACACATATGGGACTCAAATTTTTAGTCGAAGACATTAATGACGATATTGACTTCTTAATCGAAGAGAAAAATCGTCAAGGTGAACAAAAAGTATTCATTACTGGCCCTTTCTTAATGGCCGAAGAGAAGAATCAAAACGGCCGTATCTACAAATTAGATGAAATGGTTAAGGAAGTTAATCGTTACACTACTGACATGGTCAAGTCTCGTAGAGCAATTGGTGAAATGAATCACCCACAGTCTACAGAAGTTAACCCTGTTAATGCCTGTCACCTTGTTACAGAATTAACACAGAAAGGCAATTATTTTTATGGTAAGTCTCAGGTTTTAAATACACCTATGGGACTTCTTCTCAAGTCTCTTATTCAAGATAATATCAAGATGGGTATTAGTTCCAGAGCTTTAGGTAATGTAAATGAGTCTGGAGATGCTAAACATGTATCTAATTTTCATCTTATCTGCTTAGACGTTGTTCATCAACCTTCAGTACAGAGTGCTATGTTAGAGTCCATTATGGAATCTAAAGAGTGGATGATTACACCAGATGGTAAGATTGTTGAAGCTGCTGTTAAGGCTTATAAAGCTTTACAGGAGAATCTTCGTAACTTACCTAAACACGAAACCGATATTTTCTTAAAAGAGTCCTTGATGTCCTTCATCAAGTTGCTTAAGTCAGCTTAATTAACAATATGGACAACGTAAAGAAAGCTACACAGAATTTTATAGCTCAAATTGCTAACAAAGACTACTCCCAGGCTAAGATCGCTCTTCAAGCTGTAGTTGCTGAAAAGATAAAAAATAAGGTAAGAACCTATATTAATCAGGAAAAGTAGACTAAATAGAATAAATAAATATACAATATGGACTTCAAGAAAATTCTCCAAGAGCAATTCAAGGATCTCATCACAGAGGACACACTCACCGCCGTTCACGAAGCTTTCGAACAGGCTGTAAATGAAAAGGCAGAAAAGAAAGCCGAACTTCAGGTTGAAGCTACAGTAGCTAAGATTGATGAAGATCACTCTGAGAAGCTCCAGAAGCTCGTTGAAGCCATTGACGCTGATCATACAGCCAAGCTTAAGAAGCTTGTTGAGACAATTGATTTCGATCACGCACAGAAGCTTAAGAAGGTTCTTACAAAGATTGATGAAGAACATACCCTTAAGCTTAAGGAAGTAATTAGTCATTACAAAACAATTTTAAATGAAGAAGCTGAGTCCTTCCGTGGACGCCTTGTCGATGAAGTATCAAACTATCTCGACCTTTACATGGAAAAGACAATGCCGACTGAACAAGTAAACGAAGCCGTAGAAAATATCCGTGCTAAGAAGACACTTGAGCAGATCCGCCAGCTTGTTGCTATCGATGAGAATTTCATCGATTCCGAGGTTAAGGAGGCCCTCGTTGACGGCAAAAGAACTATTGATTCCCTTAAGAAGGAATTGAACGAAGCATTAGAGACTAATACAGAACTCAACCATAAGTTGAATCGTTCTGAGTCCGCTCTATTGCTTGAGTCAAAGACAAAGGATATGCCCGTTGCGGCCAAGTCCTTTGTTAGTAAGTTACTCAAGGGCAAGAGCCCTGAGTATATTCAAGAGAACTATCAGTACGTAGTTGAGATGTTCGAGAAGGAAATTACCGAACAAGAAGATTCTGCTAAGGAAAGCGTCACCCAACGTATCGTTGAGTCCGTTGATCGCCCCGAAACAGAAGTTCTTGAAGAGTCAATTTACTCACCGGCCCCGATTGTAGAATCGAGCGTTGGCGGATATCTGAATGAGATGAAAAAATTAGACGGATCTAAGCTTAACATTAAGCACTAAGATCTTCTAACGTCTTTTCATACTCAAAAGGTCGAATCTTTTTTTATAAAGGAAAATTAATAACTATGGAACTTTTTCATATCAACAAAAACGTAGCTGAAACACTCGTCGAGAAGTGGAGCCCAGTATTGGACTACTCTTCAGACAAGGTTTCTGCTATTACTAACGAAAATACTCGTCTGAACACCGCCATCCTCTTGGAAAACCAGGAGAAGTGGTGCTTTGAGAGCTCTTCAAATTCCGCTAACGGAGTTTTCGGTACAGGTGCTGCTACAGGGTATGGTTACGGTGGACAGGTAGGCAACTCCTACCCATCCGGCGATACCTATGCTACTGGTGATGCTCGTCTTCCTAAGGTCCTTATCCCCATGATCCGTCGTACATTCCCCGAACTCATCACAAATGAGATCGTCGGTGTACAGCCCATGACAGGACCCGTTGGACTTGCCTTCGCAATGCGCTATCAGTACGAAGCTAACGCTCTCGGAAACGGAAGTAACGGTGGAAGTGGTAACTCCCAGTACGGTGACGGTAACAACAGTCTTACCGGTACAACTGGAGGCAATACTGCTCTCTCCGAAGGTCAGGAAATTGGATATAACTACTTGAATACCGCCTTCACAGGTGCTTCAAGTGCTGCTTTATCCGGTAACTCCTATTGGACCAACATCCCTGAAGACTCCGGTGTTGCCGCTATCCTCAGCCAGTTTGAGCTTAGCTCCAACATCCCTCAGATGACAGTTTCGTTCCAGAAGACCGCAGTAGAAGCCGGCACACGCCGTCTTGCTGCTAAGTGGTCTGTTGAACTCGAACAGGATCTTAAGAACATGAATGGTATTGACATTGACGCTGAATTAACCAACGCAATGTCCTACGAAATTCAAGCTGAAATCGATCGCGAAATGATTATGCGTATGGTACAGACCTGCTTAAATGCAGGCGGACCTGGCACAACCACAGGAACAGGTGCTGGGCTTCCCGGTACAGGTTTCTCGATCTGGTCAGCTCTTTCCGCAGACGGCCGCTGGAGCGGTGAACGTGCTCGTGACTTCTACAACAGAGTTGTAGTTGAAGCAAACCGCGTCGCCATCCGTAACCGTCGTGGTGCAGCCAATTTCATTATTGCTACACCTCGTATCTGTGCCATTCTTGAGACCCTCCCTAACTTCACCTGGCAGCCTGTCACAGGTAGTGTAAACACTACCCCCGTTGGCATTGCTAAGGTCGGAGCTATCGGTGGTCGTTTCCAGATCTATCGTGATACACGTACAGAAACCGAACTCGTTGCCCAGCCTGGTTACAACACTGGTGGTCTTTCCGGCCCCAATGGTCAGCCCGGTTACGCAACCCAGCGCACAGCTCCTCTTGACTACGCCTTATTAGGCTATAAGGGTCCTGAGTACTATGACACCGGTATCGTTTACTGTCCTTATATCCCTGTTATGGTTCAGCGTACCATCGGTCCTAACGACTTCAGCCCACGTGTTGGGTTGCTCACTCGTTACGGCGTTGTTGACCATATCTTTGGCGCTAGCTTGTATTATCACTTGATTATCTGCCAAGGTCTCGGTCAGCAGTTCACCCCTGGTGCAGTTGCTGTTTACCTCTAAGGTCACAGAAATACTCAACGTAAAGAAACCCCGGAGAAATCCGGGGTTTCCTATTTTATACAGCAGAAAAAAATGTAAAGTTGAATAAATATATTTACATATGGCAACAGCATACAAATACGAAGCATCCGTTCCAACACCCTTTTCTACCGGTGTTGATTTTCTTTCATCGACAGTAGCAGTACCTAACATAGGGTACCCACAGAGAGTACTTTTTAATAGCTCACCTAAGCCATTAACAACAACAGCATATACAACAGCTGGTTGGGTTAATACAGCAGGAGCAGGTACTTCTTCTGGAGCCGGTAAAGTTGTATTTGATAATGCTTATAATGGTGCTACATTCTATCTTATACAGTCAGATCGCTCTTCGTTCGCTTTCTACGCTCTCAGTGGTGTTGGTACTCAGACAGCTACATTAACAGCTAACGGTTATAATGCTTGGGGACCAACAGAAGTTCGTCTTCGTAACTTAGAGTATATCTAAAATATATACATTAATAAATTAGGAAAGCCTTTCATTATTTTGAAAGGCTTTCTTTTTGGTTGTATCTAGTAAGTATCAGACATAAATAAATTATAATGGCTAATACAATATATGTTATTCCAGATACTGAATGTATCGGTACATCTCTTCAACATATTAATGACAATTTTAATTTGTTAAATCAGCAGATTACAACTGATACTACTAACATAGCTACGTTATCTAGTTATGTAGCACCTATTGGTACAACAGTATCTCTTTCATCTAATTTTGTTTATACAGTTCATTGTGATGGAACTGATACTACAGGAATAACAAATTCCTGGCAGGATATTTACGTAGATAGTGTACCTAACCCTTTAAGAATATCATATAATAATACATCATCTTCTCCTTATACTGTTCTTTTACAAGGTAAAGTTTATGCTCGAAACTACGGTATGGCAGTTACTAGCTTTTATAGACTTACAGCTGTTGGTAGTGATAATACAAGTACAGTATTAGATACAGCAGCCTGTGAAGGTAATGTAAGTTATAGTCATACTTACAATACAGTATTTCAAAGTGTATTTACTATCCCTGCTAATACAACTTATCAATTCGGCCTTCAATCTTATTTTCCCTCTACCGGTGCTCAACCAAATGGTGGTGTTAATATAAACGGGTATCAAACATCTAAAAAAGATTCTTGGAATATAAACAAATCAAAACCGTATACGGCGTCATATGCTAATAATACATCTATTGGGTATTCAGATCCAGGGGTCGGTGTTTATTCTTATCTTAAGTTAGTTGTTTTATAATATGTCTTACGTTACCACTATTAATAGTAATCAGTATGTAGGTGATTCATTATCTACTATTAATAACAATTTTGCTAATTTAGAAACACAAACTAATAACGTAACTACATTTACAAATTCTGTTTCTGGTAACGTTTTTAAAAAGGGATATACAGTATCAACTATATCTAATTTTGTTTACGGCCATGTTCTTGACGGTACTGAAAAGAAATCAACTATCATTAATAATTGGAATGATGTATATATAAACCCTCAAAAGAATCCTTTAAGAGTGTCATTTACAAACGACAATTATACACGTAAGGCTTTCTTACAAGGTAAAGTATATACCCGTAATGTAGGTATGGCAGCTACTAGTTTTTATAGGCTTGCCCGTTTTAATGATAATACATCTTCTACACCATTAGAAGTTATTGATGTAACAGCGTGTGAGGGTAATGTAAATTATAGTCACGGGTACAATACACTATTTCAAAGTTTTTATCTACTTCAACCTAATATAACTTATACATTCGGTTTACAGCATTGGTGGCCAGGAAGTGGCGCAGGTACAGGTAACGGTATTCAAATAAACGGCTGGCAGACAAATAGTTCAGATTCCTGGGGGCAAAATTCAGGTAACACCTATAAATATATTTACGCTAATGATAAAACTATTGGTTATCCTAATACAGGAGTCAATATTGAATCGTACATTAAACTTACACTAATTTAAAACTATGTCTACACCTTACTTAATTACAACATTTATTCCAGGAAGTGCCTGTATAGGAGATTCTCGAAATACAATTAATGCTAGTTTTAGCGCTCTAGATACAGCTGTACAGAATTTAAGTACTGGTTCTATTGCAAATCTTAATGTTGCAAGTGTTATAATTAGCTCAACAGTACCTTCAGTAAACGGTAATCAATTACCTTTTACAGTAGTTGGTAACAGCAATACATCTTTATATAGTTCTATACAGAATATATATGCCGGGGTTAGTGCTAGTACTGATTTATCATTCTATAATGATAGTGGTGTTAACTATCTTGATATCGGTATTAATAGTACTCAGTATAATGGCAACTCTTACGGTCCAAAATTTAACGTAGTAGGTGCAGGAGATTCTTACATATATACAACTGCTAATGATTTAGCAATAGGTACATCAGTGCCGAGTACTTTTGCTGATATAATATTCTTTACTGGTGGAGCTTTAAGTGGTACATCCGTCAATGGTGGTAATGAGAGAATGCGTATCACTAATACTGGCGGATCTTACTCTGGTAATGTCGGTATTAATACCTCTTTCCCTAACCAACAGTTAACAGTAAGTGGGGCAATTAGTGCTACAACATTTGTAGCAACAAGCTCATTATGGGTAGGTAGTTTGTCTGCAACTGTAGTATCACCTGGATCTGTTGTTGCTAAAATGCCAATATATAATGCTGTTGGTACCTTTGTTGGTTTTATACCAGTTTATAATTCTTAATATATGGCAGTATTAACACCAGTATTAACAGGCGGTAATGGAGTACCTACATATAACTTAGGTATAGCAGAAACCTATTCTTGGATACCTATTCAGAATGATCAGAATAGGCCGATGTACGCTAGAGCAGGTTATATTACTAATTTATCTGATTTAACTATAACCCTTAGTGCTAGTAATTTAACAATCGGTAATGTTAAGCTTCAGGACGGTGTTGATGGTAGTTTAGCTTCTGTTGTTCAAGCTGGTACTAATTACGCTCTTTTAGTACAGACTCAAGATTTAGATTCTCGTTTAGATAGCATCACTATTGCCGACAGAAATGGACACTTTGCCGATTGTAACGGTCCGTTAAGTGCATTATATGTGTACGCTGCTAACGATGTTCAAGTTCACGCTTCTCAAACTTTTCCTATATCAGGTAGTGTTACCGTTCTTAACCCTGTAACAAATTGGGACGTATTAAGTGCTGCTATTAATAGCTCTAGCTACACAACTCTTCCATCAAATCCTGCTAATGAGATAACAATTTTAAATAATACAGGTGGTATTATGTATATTAAAAATGCATCTAAAACATTAGGCTTACCAATTGATAATAACACATCTGCTGATTTTAAACTTGTTGGTAATACTAATGAAGTAGCAGTTATGGCTAGTAGTAATAATCAAACTGTATATGCTACATTTATAGCTTATAACTAATATGGGAAGAATATCTTTACTCGGAACTGGCAACATTGCTTTTAGTGGAAATGAAATTTATTCTACTAGCGGTAATACAGTTTTATTTGGCTCTAATATAACACCAGCAACGTCTGCTTTCTCTATAGGTACTATTGGTCAGCCTTTTAATGACTTGTATCTTGCTGCAAATTCCTTTTCCCTTGCTTCTAATGTACTGGGTGCTTCGGGTATTAAGATGTCTAATGATGGAAATAGTTTTACCGTTCAAAATGGTGGTTTAAGATCCCAAATTATCTATACTGGTGGTCTTTTATTGAGTGCTAATAATATTGGAGCAGATCCATTGGTTAGTAACTTACCAATGACAATTGGAACTAATGGTCTTCCAGCTCTTCAAATTTTAGTACCAACAACATCTATTTCTACAATTAGTACAACGAATGTAATATATGCTTCTAGTGCTAATATAACTGGTGGAATCAATACAGTATCTTTAACAGCTAATACTGCATTAATAGGCAAAGACTTTTCAAACTTTACTGTTGTATCAACTGTAACAAACACTACAGCAATTAGTGCTGATTTTTCAAAAGATACTCTCATTCATTTACATGCTTATAAAAACGGAACAATTAATTCAGTATCCAGTCCTTTAAAAATAACACCTATCAATTTTACAGCAGGCAGTACTATTGACATTCTCATTTATAATCCATTACCTAGTAATGGTGTTGTATACATGGACTGGGGAGGAGTTAACGCATCATTTCCTAATTATCAAAATAGCAGCGGAGCGCCTTATATTGTTGCCTTAAGTAGTATTAGCACAACACAGACTTACCACTTTAAATATATTTGTATTGATGGTACTTTGACAAATACTTTTATTATTACATAAAGTTTATAATAAATAATATATCATGGCTAACTATTCAAAAAATCGTACATATTCTAGGGCTAAGAAAGCTAAAGTTGAAGAAAAGAAGACTTTAGTAAAGAAAGTTACTTCTTGGATTAAAAAGGTATTAAATAAATAATACTACAATGGCAACACTTAACCCAGTTTTAACAGGCGGAAATGGAACACCTACTTATAGTTTAGGTATAGCTGAGACTTATTCTTGGATTCCCGTACAGAATGATCAGAACAGACCAATGTACGCCAGAGCAGTATACCCGTTAGGCACTACATTTGGTAAAACTGCTAAAGATGTTATTGGCAATCTTAAGGTTTCTCAAGCTCAAAATATTTACGAAGCTAACTTTGAATATAGCCCGCAGCCTCTTCGTTGGGAAAGTTTAAATATTGGTGCAGGTTCTATCAGTCACGTCCCAGGAATGGGTGCTGTTAAGATGCAAATTCTTTCAGGTAACGATGTCAACGTTCGTCAATCTAGACCCTATCATCGTTATCAACCCGGTAAGTCAATGTATATGGCTTCTGCTGTTAATTTTGGTGGCCCTTATATTGGTCAATTCCAGCGTGTAGGTTTCTTTGATGATGCTAACGGAATGTTTATCGAACAAGGTACACCTGGTTCTAGTTTTAATACAGGTGCTAATTTCGTAGCAAATAGTACATTAACAAACATTACAACAGCGGCTGCTTCTTCTAACCCAAACGGTACAGCAGGTATTAATCAATCTCTTTCAGCTAATAATCCATCAGGTATGTATGTTTGTTGGAGAACGGATTCTAATCCTTACGCCGTTAATGGTAACGCTTCTACAGCTGTTTATACTGATTATAAGATTAGTCTTGATCAGTGGAGTGATCCTTATAAGATCGCCGGTTCTTTAAACTGGAACGATCTTCAAATGATATGGATGGAATATTCCTGGTACGGTGCTGGTACCCTTCGTTGGGGTGTTTTAATAAATGGTGAGCCTTATATCCTTCATGAGCAAGGTATGGGTAACTTCCAGCCTTATGCTTGGGCTAGAACTGGTAATTTACCTGTTCGTTATGAACAAAGAGATACTACCGGTATTAATCAGCCATCAACAATGTTACATTACGGAGTATCCGTTATTGTAGACGGTCTTTTAGATCCTCAAAGAGGGTTTACATATAGCTACGGTACTTCTGCTATCATGCCAGTTGCTGCAAACGTAAGCCGTAAACCCTTAGTATCTTTACGAGCCAGACAGATGGGAACTATTGAGTATACTCAAGCCGGTGCTGCTATAACAGGTACACCAACTACATCATCGTTATCTGTTGTAGGTACACCCTGGGCAACTAATCAGTGGGTAGGTCGTTCAATTTTATTCCCTCAGTTATCAAGCGTAGCTAACCCTTACGGAATTAATGCTAAGATTACTTCAAATACATCTAGCTCATTAACATTCGGAGATGTTGTAACATTAAGTGCTATAACAACAGCTCCTACTGTTGGTAGCCCGTATACTATCGGTCAAATTGATCGCGGTCAGATTATTCCTTTAGATCTACTTATCACATCGAATAATTCCGCTCTCATTGAACTTATTGCTTCTACTCCTACTAGCCCGGTTCAACTAACAGGTGCTAACTTTGTATCGCTTTCATCTTTAGGTTCTACCTACTCATTCGGTGAAAGAGATATTGCAGCTACATCCTTAACTGGAGGTGAGGTAGTTTACGGTTTCTTTACCCCGACAGCAGGTACTGTTCAGGATATTAACCTTAATAACTTCTTCCCATTGTACAATACAATTAAGGGTAATACACCAGATATTTTAACTGTAGCTATCACAACAACATCTACAGTTAGTGCAGGTGTGCACGTTGTAGGTCAAGAAACAATGTCTTAATAGTATCTCTGGTACTATAACAAGCTTCTCCTTAGTTTGTTTAGTTTATACGATAAACTTGTTATTCTTAGTTTTTAGAGCTAAATAATAGTATATGGCTAGCAGTCAAGCAGTAAATACAGAAAAAACAAGTGCTCAAGGAATTGGTACTACGTACATGTATAATGACCCGGCAACGGTGTCAGCTGCTACCATTAATAAGATTAAAGTTCTTAGTAGAACCGATCTTACATTAGCTCAATATGCTCAAAACTTTTTTGGTGTTGACGCTGGATTACCTAAAACTGATAGTTCCCAAACCCAGAGTTTAGACAAATATAGTAGAAATTTATTTCAATCTACTTTTTCTCAAGAATTAAAATTAGCAAAAAGCGGTGCAGGAAGCCCTACAAGTTCAAACATCTTAAATATTTTTAAGCCAATATCTCAGCATATTGGATCAACATTAGGTAATCAAAACGGTGTTCAAAGTGCTCCATATTTAGGTACTCCTAGCTTCTTGCCAAGCGGGCTAAACAATTTAGTTAATAAAGTAAGTGTAGGTTTTGGAGCTACAATGGATTCAGTTTTTAAAAAGCATAAACTCGATACCACACAACATTCTCCGAGTCAAGTTCAGGGTAGTCCGAGTAGTGTAGCTGTAGCCTCTAAGTCTAATATTTCTTACCCTCCAGGTCTTATTCCAGACATTTATAATGGTGTTCAATCCTTAATACAAAATAAGTCCGCATTAATAGGGGATGTAGAAAGAGTAGGTATTACCTTTGCTACAGGAGCTATTGGCGGATTACTTGATGGTCTTTCCTCTCAAGTTACAACTCCTTTATTAAAGTCAGCAGCTAAAGGAGCTGTATCAACATTAAAAAATGCTAGTAATAGTTATCTTGGTACAAAAGAAAAAACAGCTCTTACAAATAATGTTAAGCAGCAATCAACTAAATTAGGTTCAACATTAACAGATACCTTGAATGTAGCTACTCATTATATACCTAAACAGCCTAAAGGTGTTGCAGGGTTTAATGCCCCTCTTTCTATTATTGGAAATTACTTACCGAGTACATTAGCATCTGCATTTAGTAAACCTCAAGGTTTACCTGGTTTTGGTAATAGTGGTAATTTAGGTTTTGCCCTTCAACCAGCTCTTCAAGCTGTTCAGGGGTTAGCTGTTCAGAGTGCATTAACTAACTTCAAGGGACAGGAAGCTATTCTTGGACCGTTGTTAACATTAGGTGCTAATGTTTTAACAACATCTCTTTCTCCGTTAAGTACAACCCCGCCCGCTAAAAAGCAATCTGCTGTTAATAAAGGTATTATTACTTCCCAAGGTGTACCTCAACCTCAAACAACACCAAACCCAGTATTACCTGTTAATACAAGTGCACCAGCCTCTAGTAGTGGTCTTACAATTTCAAGCCCTATAAATAACGGATTAGCCCAGCCTGTAAATCCTAGTCAAGTAACTATTAAAACTAATTTTTAAACCATGAAGAAGTATTACGGAAATTATTTAGGAATTTGTATCAGTAATTCTGATCCTCAGTATAGAGGTAGAGTACAGATATTCATACCTAATATAATGCCTGCCTTGTATAAGAAGTGGAATCAAGACGGTAAGGATATAACTATTAATGGAGTAGGAGACAACTTACAAGGTGGTATACCTTCAGAAGTTATTGAAGATTTAAAAAAGATTCTACCTTGGGCAGAAGCTGCATCCCCTATTATGGGAGGTAGTGCCCCAGGTACTTTAACTACAAACGCAAAAACAGCACCAGCGAGTAGTGGTATAGTCTCTACGTTAGTAAAAGCTGTTGCTAATGTTATAGCACCAGGTGCCACTACGTTAGTAAACGGTGTAAAAAACTTTTACGATCAATCTCCTACAGCTACTCCTCCCAACTCTCTTAATCCGGGAGATCAAACTAAGCCTGCTGAGACAAGCAGTGTTAGTGGAACTGTAGCATCAGCCTCTCCTCATCAAAGTACAGTTCCTGTAGGAACAAATCCCGGAGACCCCAGTTATGGTAGTTCTGCTAACCCTGCTGTAGCCCCTGTTAACGCTCCTAACACTGGTAACAATACTATATCACCTGGTTTAGCTGCAGGGTTTGCTGTCATAGGACAAGGGGAGACAGGCTTTCAAACCGGTGAAGCAAATACCGATCGTTATAATCAAGTTAATAATAATAGTAATGTCCGTGCCGGGGTTAATAAAGGATTAACCGTAGAACAGTCTATGGCTAGTTTTGGTGATTACGGGTTCTATCAATGTAACGATCATACTGAAGGTGCTCTAGTTGAGAAGTATTGTTTAAGTCAAGGGTTTAGTCAAGACCAAGCTACCTATTATCGTCAAGCTATTACTAATAATGCTGGTAAGGGAAGCTTCTCTGTCTCTGATCAAACCCAGGCAATGTCTTATCTCTTTGCCCAACAACATCCTGCTGCTGTTCAACAACTCAATGCCTTAAAACCAGAGGATCCTAATTTTCAACAGAGTGTAAATCAGATTATGCTACAGTTTAAAGGTCAGTGGTTTGGTATACCTCGTGGTATTCAAGAAAATGCTGCTTCACCTAACAGTAGTGCTAATCAAATTATTAAGAATGGTAAAGCTATTTCTTCTCCTAATGTTGTTAATACCCCTGATCGTCACGGACCGACAGCAACATTAGATGTAAATAATACTCCAAAGGGTATGTTTAGCTTTCCATCTCCAGGAGCTTTACTATGGGTATTCTTCCAAGAAGGTAATCCGTTATTCCCTGTTTACTTTGCTGCTAATTACGGAGCAGGGGAGTGGCAATCAGCGTATAAGACATCTTCACCAGGTCAAGGTATATCTACAACACCTAACGCTGATGGTGCTACATCTCATGGAGGAGTTTGGACAACAGAAAGTGGAGGCGGTTTTCATTGGGTAAATGATGAACATCCTACTGATCCCACTCAGTCAAATAAGAGTCTTATGATCTTCAGTCATGATGGATCAAACATGCATTTCAATACCGGTTATCATCAAATATATTCTAAGTTTGATAGAAGAGATCAAGTTGAAAAGGACCGTTTTGAATCAACAGGTGGTAATCACGAAACATTAGTTCAAGGGGATCATAACCACGTAGTTATGGGTGATATGATTGTTAAGGTTGGTAACGTAAGTCAACCTGCTGTAGATGCTGTAACTAGAATACAACAACTATTAACTGAAATTCATGCTCCGTTAACCAAAAGTAGCTAATAAACTTTTACAATATTAATTAACTATATGGCCGATCAGAAACAAATAACATGTCCTTTTTGTACAGGTACCGTATTACCAAAGTTAGCTGCCAGACCTTTTTTAAGTTTAAACGGATTTCTTCAACGTAACTTTGGTATACAAATACCTTCAACTGCTTTTAGTACGTTATTACAGTTAGCACCTATTCCAAAGAAAGCTCTTTTTTTACAAGCCTGTGTAGCTTGTGGAGGTAAGGGTACAATATCTGATCCTTCAGATGATTCAGCAAAGCATGCACAAGTAGCAAATTTAGCTAAACAACATCAAGCTGAAATTGAAAAGAATGAAGCTTTAGCTACAGGATGTAATCGTTATACTATAATTCAAGGTAGTGATTTATTAGAGGTTGGTATCGGTATGAATACTACTCCTTCATATAGAGTAGATGAAGGTAAGGGAATAAGAAATGCTCGTCTAGCTGATCCTTCTGAAGTTGATACTTCTAAAGGTGGACCTCAAGCACCGATTGGAGCTACAGCTAATCACGTTCAAGGTACTAACCCTCTATCCTCCCCAGGAGGAGTTTATGTTATTAAGTGTAGTAATAAATTTTCTGTATTAGCCGGAGCTCAGGGTATTGATATTACAACCGGAGGTCCTGTTAATATACACGGAGGTATAACTTCTATTATTGGCCCGGAAGTTACTATTGGTTCAAGTACTGGTCGTCTATTACTAGAAGGAGAAACAGTAATAGTAAATGGTAAGAGTATTGAAGTATCACCCTCTGATGGTCATTTATTTGTTCGTGGCACGATTAGTAATACTGGTAATATTATTACTGGTGGTCACATTCATGCTGAAAGTATGTCTGTAGTTAAGATGGATTGTGTTAGTAGAAATGAAACAACTACAATTAGCGGACCAGGTAACTTAATGACTGGTCCTGCTTTCTGGGGACCAGAAACAGCTTTAGTTGGTACGTTATTAGATCTCTCAAGTAATGTATCCCAGCAAGTAGCTAATCCTGATTTTGCTACTCAATTAACCTCAATTAGAGGAGCTTTAGGTATGAGTGAGAGTATGGTTAATTTAGCTTATGCTGCTATACCATTCGAATTAAAACCGAGTGGGGTAACTGCAACAGTTCCACCAGTACCTGTTTATCTTTTCCCTCACGTTCATGCTTTACCTGATCTTAGACATACTCACGAAGTTAGAGTACCGAATTTTGATCATAGTGATACAGCTGATGAACTTAGGAATAAACAAGCTGGAGTTACTGATTCTGCTCCTTTAGGTAAGGATTCAAGCAGTCCTCTTAAAGCTGTAGCTAGTTTAATCAGTTCAATAGGAACGGCGTTTACAGCAGCTCGCTCAGCTACTCAGAATAGCGTATTCCTTAAACACTTACTTTAAAAAATATTAGTATAGTGATGAAGTAGCTTTTGAGCTATAATAGGTGCTTCAATTGAATTAATACGCTCAGCAGGTATACTTCTTACTACCTCATGAAACTCTATATACTTTTTAATCTGATCGGTATTTACAGTAAAAGTGTCTCCAGACAAGGAAGCAAAAGCATTTCCAATATGAGTATGATCATGAAGATTAATCATCTCTGCATAATGAGTATCATGTATGTCTTTTTGTTTAGCATTAATAGAAGTTAACTTACTAATGGTTGTACGAATACTAAAATCAAAAGGCATAGAAAGATCATCTATTGTAGGAAATTTATGATCCGGTCCAAAATGCTCGTGTATTAAACGATCATAAGGATGAACAGGGGCAGCAGATAAGGATTGTACGGATACGTCCATACTATAACTTATTATAGCAATCTAACGAAAACTAGTGTCTAAGTGCTTTTTGTTGCTCTTGATATACTTCTAATTTTTCTACAATAAACTTCAATAATTCTGATCTCATGATATCTTCTTTACCGAATTGTACGCAAAAGATACCTTGTTTTTGAGATTCTTCATCATTAAAGATATCAAACATTGGTTTAAACCCAGATTGTTCTCTATGTCTAAGATCTGTTTGCATTGGATCTCCTAAGATAAAGAACTTACTAAACTTACCAATACGAGTAACTGCAGTTATGAGTTCCTTAGTATCTAAGTTTTGAGCTTCATCAACAATAATACAGTTAGCATTATAAGAAGCACCTCTTAGATAGTTAACTGGAATTGGCTTAATACGTTCATCAAGAAATAATTTTTTTATATCTCCAGAACTAAGAAACTCTTCAAGCTTATCTACTAAAGGCATAGCAAAGGGTTTAAACTTATCGTGAGCTTCACCAGGTAAAGAACCTAAAGTATTTGAAGCACTCTCTACAATAGAACGTACATAGATAAGTTCACTCGCTTTCTTTAAATTCATTAAAGCTAAGGCACAATAAACAGCTAGAGCTGTTTTAGATGTACCAGCCGGGCCACTTAAAAATACAACTCTTGTATCTTTATGAGTAGCAAGCTCAATAAAAGCTTTTTGTTTTTCCGTCCATTCTAATCCTTTTATGTTTAATGTATAGGGTAGTTTGTCTCGTTGAGGGACGCGGGGTGAAGTATCCTTGGTAACAGTTTCTGTTACTTCGGCCTTAACAGGTGCTGCTTTCGCAGTACGCTTTTTTTTACTCATCTATTAATATTTATTCAAAGTAGCTTGCACTTCTTCGTCCCCCTACATATAATGTAGGGATGACAGCTTTTGAACTAAATGAAGACTTAAAAGAAAGATGTATGCTTTTAGGTGCTACAAGAGCTGTAACTACTTGGTTTAAAGATGGTGTACCATTAATACCTGATGAATTTTGGGAAACAATAGTAGTATTACCTGCTGGTATTCATAAGAATCTTATTAAGATTGTTTTTAGTCTAGTAAAAGAATATATGAAGGAATTTGAAGATAATGGATTTGAATGCGCCGACCCTGTATTAGAATTTAGTTTTGCTCAACCTAGAATTGTTTATGCTATATTTCCAGAAAAAAACTCTTTTAAAGAAAAAGAGTTGATTTAGTTAATATAAATAGATAATAATTAGAACTTATGTCACTTAAAAAGCACGAAATAGAATCTCTCATTGAACACGCTATGGACGATATCGTAGCTCAAGTATTTGAGAATGAATTTGGTAGTTTAGAAGATCTCGAATATGCTATCGATTATCTTAAAGAAAAGATAAACGATCTTGAAGCTGAGGACTTCGAGGACTCTATTACTGAATAGTCTTACTTAAGACCTTGTAAGTATTGAGAGGTATTAGGTGCTCCGCCTGCTTGAGGAGCTGCTCCTGGTGCTGGAGGTTGTTCTGTACCTGTAGGAGGTACCGCGCCAGGTAAAGCTGAAGGAGTTTCACCAACTGCTTCAGGAGCTGTCTCTCCAGGAATTTCTTCTTCGTTACGACCACCCTTTTCTTTTTCAATATAATCTCCAATATCAGCAATAGAAGAATCCTCAAATGTGTTATCAATTACATAAGGTTCCTTATCATGATTAATAAGATCGTAGATACGAACCTGCATACCTGATAAATCTTTATCAGTATTGTCAAATACGAAAGCAATTTTATAAGCTACATTGTGATTATTATCAAAGTCTTTATAGATATAAAAACCATCTTTAACAATTTCAGTAGCTGTATCTCTTAAGTCTTTTAAGTTTTCAGGATGTAAAAGGTCACGACTTATGAACTGCTGTAACATAACGACAACATAATCATAAAACGAAGGATCATTACGATCCTGTACGTTAAATTCTGTTAAATACATTTCCAATAAAGACTCAAACTTTTTCATACAATATATAGATTATTTAATCGTTTTTATATAATTAACACGGATG